TATGAATAGTAAAAGATTATTTATATGGAACCCACAAGATAAAACTTGTTATGATCTAGATGAAGAGGTACCATCTTGTACTAATGGCTCGTCTGTACAAATAAATTTACAGCAGGAAGATTTTAAATTTAAACCTATGACAAGTAAAGAATGAAAACAATAGCTTATATATTAAGAAACTGGTTTAAACAAGAACCTAAGTATTGGTTATGTGTCCCTGAATATATAGATAATAAGAAACAAAAAGAGCATATGATAAAAAAGTATGCAAGATTTATACAGAAAAACGTAAAAATAAAAAAATGAAAAAGTTTATATTTGAATTATTATTAATTGTTTTATGGTGGGCAATTTTATATGCAGGAGTTTACATCCAGTTAATTTAGTTGTTTTTATTTTTTCATAAGACTGGCAGAATTAGGGGGTTTCAAGATCCCCTTTTTTTGTGAATTACTTTTGTTGTATTGTAAGATAAAATAACATATCTTTATAACACTTCAGTTTCTTTTAGTGTTCATAGAAGGGTAGTCAGAGATGGCTACCTTTTCTTTTTAAAAACAGGTCAAATTTAACGTTATATATATATGAGAATAAAAATTAATATACCTACAAAACTTAGTGAGGTAACATTAGAGCAATATCAGAAATATTTAAAGGAACAAAAAAAAGAATATACTGACTTTGAAGCTGGTTCAAAAATGATAGAGATATTTTGTAATATACAGAGAGTAGATTTAATAGAGTTTAGAATGTCTCATATAAATAAAATATCTACAATATTAAGTGAAATGTTTGCAGAAAAAAACAATACACTAATACGACATTTTAAAATGAATGGAATAGAGTATGGCTTTATACCTAACTTAGATGAGATGACTTTTGGTGAATATGTAGATGTTGATAGTTATTTTCAAGAATGGCAAGATATGCACAAAGCTATGTCTGTATTGTATAGGCCAATTTTACAAAAACATAAAGACAGGTATACTATCTTAAAATATGATGGAAAAGATCAAGATGATTATAAGCAGATGCCACTAGATGTAGTATTTAGTTCCATTGTTTTTTTTTACAATTTAGGGAAAGACTTGAGTTTGAGTATGATGGATTATTTAACTCTGGAGGAGAAGCTACAGTTACAGGAATCCAAAGTTTTGGACAAAGATGGGGATGGTATCAGTCAATTTATGCACTCGCTAAAGGTGATGTTACAAAGTACGAAGATATCACTAAATTAAATTTGCATAAATGTTTGTATGCACTTTTATTTATGAAAGAAAAGGATGAGCTAGAATCAAAAGAAATTAAAAAGAAAATAAAATGAGTAGTAGAGGTTTTTACGACATAACAGAAAAAATTAAAGAAACTTTGTTAAATAGTCCACATTGTAATACTGTTACAACTGGAGATTTTACAAAATTAGATTTAGCGAAACAAACTATGTATCCGTTGAGTCATATTATAATAAATAATGTTTCACAAGAAGAGCAAGTGTTACGATTTAATATAAGTGTGGCCTGTATGGATTTAGTAGATGTGAATAAAAACGAAACAGTTGATGTATTTATAGGAAATAATAATGAACACGATATATTAAATACACAACTAGCAGTATTAAACGAACTGGTAGAAAGACTAAGAAGTGGAAATCTCTATACGCAAAAATATCAATTAGATGGAGTGGTAAACTGTGAACCTTTTTATGACAGATTTGATAATGAAGTTGCAGGTTGGGTAGGTACTATGGACATATTGATAGATAATGGAATTAATATTTGTACGTAATGGATCTTAAAAAAGTAAATATAGCATTAAGAAACTTTGCTCATAGAATTGTTAATGAAGCAAAAAGCAATGCAAGATCAAAGTCTGTGAGTGGTAAAATGGCAGATAGTATAAGTTCAAATGTTGTAGTGGGTAAAAGTGTAAGTGTGATATCTTTTTTTATGGAACAGTATGCACAGTATCAAGACTTAGGTGTAAAAGGTAAAAAGTCTGGTGAGTCTGTTGGAAAAAAATATTATGGATCAAATGCTACAGAATTTAAATATAAAGATAAAGCTCCACCACCAAGTAGTTTGGATAAGTGGGTAGTAAGGAAAGGCCTTGCGCCTAGAGATCCAAAAGGAAGGTTTAAAGGTAGAGCAATAAGTTCTGTTGGTTTTAGAAAATCTATAACCTTCTTAATTTCTAGAAAAATATATAATCAAGGCATAGCACCAAGTCTATTTTTTACAACACCATTTGTAAAATACTTTACAGATTTACCACAAATAGTAGCTGATGCATATGGTAATGATTTTGAAACTTTTGTAGAATTAAACATAAATAAGAAATGAGTACAATTATAAACGCAAGAAGTCCATATTACATAAAAGTTGCTCCTGCAAGTGGAACACTAAGCTCAGCATCAATGAGTTTATATATATATTCAGGAACATTAACAACAGACAAACCTACATCAGCAACTTATACAATAAGCAAAGATGTTATAGGTACAAACAATTATGTAATATATGAAATAACAGAATTAATTAGAGATTATCTTATAACAGAATATGGAGCATACTCTATTGATGGAGTTTGGGTAGAAGCAGATATAACACTTACTAAAACAAGTGGAACTGACCCTGACCAGAATTATGATTATTTAGCATTTGATGGTTATGGATATTTTGAAGATGGAGTAAATCCTAGAACAAGTACTAATCCTGCTGTAACAAAAATAAGTTCAACAGCTACAGGTACGACAGCTTACAAACTTATAGATTCAACTCAAATATTTACAAAGACAGTAGATGTAGGAGATACAATAACAAATACTACAGACAGCACTACTACAACAGTAACAGGTATAGATAGTAATACCCAATTATCTGTTAGATCAACAAACTTTATAGATTCAGGAGACAGTTATACAATAGCAGACACAGGAAATTACACACCTCAATATTTACAATCAAACACAAAGATATATTTTAAGAAAGGTAGAGATATAGTATTTCCAGTATTTGCAGAAGCAGAGGGTACTGTAGCGTTTACAACAGGTGGAGATGCAGATGTATTTTGGAATCAAGTGGATGAGTTCTGGAACTTGTATGACGTTAATTGGTCTAACGTACTAACGCCTATAACAATAACTGACACAAACGTATCAGAAGATAAAATAGTATATATTAGATTAACACCTACTACAGATCTTAATACAGGAGATGTAATAACAATATCAACTACTAAAAGTTCTCCTACCAATTATGTGCAAAGCGTTACAATAACATTAGAAGAAGTATGTGAACCTAAATATGACTTTTTAGATGTAGTATTTTATAACAAGTTTGGGGCCTTACAAATTATGCCTTTTCATAAAAAGTCAATGATAAGCATAAATAAAAATTCAGAAAGCTTTAAACGTAATTTAATGGATTTTGTAAATGATCCAACTTATTCAAAAGAAAAACACCAAGTGAGACAATTTCAAGTAACAGCTAAGGAAAAAATACAAATGAATACTGGTTATATTGATGAATCATTTAATGAAGTAATAAAACAATTAATGTTGAGTGAACAAGTATGGGTATATGATGGAACAGAAATTAAACCAATTATACTAGAAACGGAATCTTTACAGTTTAAAAAATCTGTAAATGACAAGCTTATTAATTATACTATGAACTTTGAATATGCATTTAACAAGATTAATGATATAAGATAATGCAGAATATACAACTCTACATAGAGAATCAAAGAATAGATATGTTTAAAGATGAGTCTATTACTTTAACGCAAACAATACAAAATGTAAGAGACATAGGTAAAATATTTACAAATTTTACAAAGACGTTCTCATTACCTGCATCTAAAGACAATAATAAAATATTTAAACATTATTATAATTTTAACATAATTGGTGGGTTTGATGCTAGAACAAAAAAATCTGCAACAATAGAGCTTAACTATTTACCATTTCAAAAAGGTAAAATAAAGTTAGAAGGCGTAGATATGCGAGATAACAAACCTTACGCATATAGAGTGACTTTTTTTGGTAATACAGTAGATTTAAAAGATGTTATTGGAGAAGATAAGTTAGACGCACTATCTTGGTTAGAT